GTGGAGGCGGAGAGAAAACGAGGTAAGACCAAGTACTTCGGAAATGATGACGACTATCTATTGGATGGCGTGGAAGCCGGACGAGTGAAGGAAGCATGCGACCAACTACTTCTCAATCTTTCAAAGAAGATTGTGGAGCCAGTGTTGTTTGTTGACACTCTGAAGGATGAAACGAGACCCCATGAAAAGGTCGATGCAGGTAAGACTCGGGTCTTTTCTGCTGCACCCCAACACTTGGTGTTGGTTGAGAGACAGCTGTGTGCTGGATTTGCGAGTTTCATGTCGCGGAATCGGATCTCGAATGAGTGTGCAGTGGGGATTGATGCTCATTCTACTGAATGGGATACCCTGACTCTTAAGGTGATGAGATGTGGCAACAAGATGATTGCCGGGGACTTTACCAATTTTGATGGATCTCTTCATCCCCAGATCCTGAAGGAATGCGTGCGCATCATAAATGAGTTTTATGGTGATGAGTGGCAGGTGGAACGGGAGATGCTCTTCGAGCATCTTTGTCATTCGTGGCACTTGGCGGAGGACCGGGTCTATGAGTGGTCTCATTCACAGCCCTCGGGCAATACCCTGACAGCTATTTTGAATACGATGTACCATAGCATTGCTGTGAGGATGGCTTACTACCATTTGGAGCAGCAGCAGGGATTGTCGAGCATGGTGAGCGATACATTCAACCAGAATGTGAGTGTTATCGTTTACGGAGACGACGGATTGTACGGCGTCTCAGAGACTGTTGCACCTTGGTTTACCATGCGTGCACTGGTCGGAGCGTATTTGCTGGCGGGAATGACCTTCACGTCAGAGAACAAAGATGGGAGCATTTACGATCATAAGCCCATCGAACAGTGTGGATTCCTTAAGAGAGGTTTCCGCAAGCAGGGTCCATACTGGGTGGGCCCACTTGCTCAGGACAGCATTAATGAATGTTTGAACTGGGTGAAGAAGGGAGCGAACACAATCATTGATCTGCAGAAGATTGCAGAGGGTTGTATTGCCGAGTGGTCGCTCCACGAAAAGAAGGTGTTTGAGTTTTGGAGAGATAGGATCTCCCTCGTACTCATGCAAAGGATTGGAGCCTATGTGTTGTGTTTCGAACATGAGAAATACATGCAGGAGCTCTTCTACGGAAAGTTTTCCGAATCCTTCCCACAGCTATGTTGGGCCTAGCTACTGTCCAGAGGGCAGCGTCTTCGGGCGGTGGAATTTTATTAATATCATGCTATAGTGGCCATGATATGTGTTTTAATCCTGTGCACACGTGCAGCGTCTCCTTAAGTTGGAAGAACTGAGCGTGGTGTTAAGAGCACTTTATGTCAGATTTTTAAAACATTTCAAGTCACTACAAAAAAAAAAAAAAAAAAAAAAAAAAAAAAAAAAAAAAAAAAAA